AACTCCTTCTAAGAACAGAGGGCGAAACAAATGAAGCAATGTAAGAATTGTGGGACACCGTTTACTCCGAAACACGGTAAAGCAATTCATTGTTCTGATTCATGTCGGAGGGTACACGCATCTCGTAGATATAGAGCCAAGAACCAAGAAGTTATAAACGAACGCCAAGTTGAGTGGCGTAAGAATAATCGTGATATGTACTTGGCTCAAAAGATGAGAGAGCGTGAAAGACTTCTCAACCCTCCTAAGGTTCGTATTGAAGAAGCTAAGGCTGCAATAGCCTCAGTTAAGCATCTTCCAATGGAAGACCGTAAAGAACTCGCTCAGGAGTTACTTCATGACCATTGTATATGTTTTTTCTCCTCATACGTAGAGGATTTTGTTTCCGAAACATTGGAACCAGAACTCTACTAAGTAAACTCTTCGTATGAGAGAGAGGTGATCAACTATCTCCCGCGCTCTGACGGGTTAACCCAGAGATTTGCCCCCTCCCACCTGAGTATTACCGGGAGGGGGCTTTATTGGGATTCCTTCTTAGGAACCCAATGGGGTAGCTCCCCATCCTAAGCTGGTATCACTCCGCAATACTCATGAGACTACAGTGATACTTTAAGAAGCCCCTTCGGGGATAACTTCCAAGAGTTCCTAAAGTCTGTGGGTGATTTGCACTACAAACAAATCATCTTCATACATTAAGGAACCATTATTATGGCTCGTACTTTTTCTAGCACCAACGCTGGTGTCCCGGCAGGACCGGGCGATTCCGACAGCCTCTTTCTGAAGGTCTGGTCGGGCGAAGTTCTGGCATCTTTCAACAAGAAAACCGTTCTGAAAGAGCGTCAGCGCATCCGTAACATCTCTAGCGGTAAATAAATCGGAAACTGCCGCTATAAAACCCCTTTAATTGCTGGGAACTCCTGAAATGGACAATCAGCAGCCAAGCCTGATCGCAAGACAGGAAGGTTCAACGACTAGGCGAAAGCCGTAGGGTCAAGTGACCCGAAACGGGGGGCACTACGAATATATTGAACGTAGTGAAGATATAGTCTGATCTTCATGGCAACATGAAGCTGTCTCTATGAGACGGGTTAAGGATTAACGCCCTTAACTGAACATATTGAGTTCCGCTCAATTCCCGGCCATCGGCAAGATGGACGCAGGTTACCACACTCCGGGTGAAGTCATCCTCGGTCAGTCGGTCAACCACGGTGAGAAAGTCATCACGATTGATGACCTGCTCGTCTCTGATGTGTTCATGTCGAACTACGAAGACGCCAAGCGTCACTACGAAGTTCGCGCAGAGTACACCGTCCAGATGGGTGATGTTCTCGCTCAGACCTACGACCAGCACCTGTTCGCCATTGCGCTCAAGGCTGTTGAAGCCGGTACGTCCGGTGCGGTCACTGAACAGGGTGCTGCCCAGCGTGAAGCGCTCGGTGCTACCCCGACGATCTCGACGATCATCGACGGCATCTACAACGCCGCCAAATACTTTGATGGCGCTAACATCCCGCAGATGGACCGCTACGTCTTCGTGACGCCGACGGTTTACTGGGACCTCATCAAAGACGGTTCGTTCTTGGACCGCGACTTCGGCGGCGAAGGCTCGAAAGCTGCCGGTAACATCTTCCGTGTTGCTGGTATGGAAATCGTCCCGACGAACAACATGGCGCTGAACCACGGCGTTGCTACCCTTCCGGGCTCGCAGGGTGGTTCTGGCACGACCGACTACACGGTTGACGCCTCGGCCTACAGCTTCCTCGCGATGCAGAAGCAGGCTCTCGGCTCTGTCCACCTGATGGACCTCGCCTCTGAGAGCGACTACCAGATCGAACGCCAGGGCACCCTCATGGTGACCCGTATGGCTTGCGGTCATGGTGTTCTGCGCCCTGAGTGCTTGTACGGCGGTGAAGGCACTGCCTAATCACTTTTGAAATTGAGAGGGACCTCCGGGTTCCTCTCTTTTTCTTCTTTGGAGATTCTTTTATGGCTGAAACCCTCAATCCAACCTCTGAGCTTAATGCTGTGAACGTCATGCTGACGAACATAGGTGAAAACCCTGTGAACACACTCACGGGAACCTTAGGTCTCGACGCTTCCACGGCACAGATCGTACTCCGTGAGGCTTCACGCCAAGTTCAATCCAGAGGTTACTTTTGGAATACTGAGAGAGTACGTTTGTCTCCTAATGGTGACAGCGAGATCGCCCTCCCTAGTAACACCTTGAGTGTTCGCTCATCTGGCAACGATACAGGTAAAGCGTACACCTACCGTGACGGTAGACTTTACAACGCCACTGATTTCGAGAATACGTTCACGTTCACATCGAATGTTGAGCTTGAGATTATCTATGAGTTGGACTTTGAGGTACTCCCAGAGACCGCTCGACGTTACATTACACTACTAGCTTCGCGTATCTTCCAAGAGCGTAAGCTAGGTACTCAATCTATTTCTGCTCAAAACAGAGACGACGAATCGAAGTCACTTGCCATCCTTAGACAAGACGAGAATGCCAATGCTCGGCGCAACGTCGGGACAGACTCCTTGTCGATGGCCCGCTCTCTTGATAGACGCTCCTTTATCCACTGGAGGTCTTGATGCCTCTAGTATCAGACTCAATCCCCAACCTTATCGGCGGTATCTCACAGCAGGCCCCGTCGCTTCGCACAGTCAACTCCGCTAAAGACCTTAAGAATGCCTACCCTAGTGTAGTGAACGGTCTACAGAAACGTCCTCCATCCTCTTATGTAGCGAAGTTGTACACCTCTCCCCCAGCAGACGGAATGAAGACCCATATCTTCAACAGGATTGGTAAAGGAACAGATATCGTAACGATCACTAATGGTGATCTTAAAGTTTTCAATTCAGACGGCACTGAGGAGACTGTTAACTTCCCTGATGGTAAATCCTACCTGACCGCATCTGAACCTGAGAAAGACTTCCGTTGCCTGACGATTGCCGACACGGTGTTCGTCCTCAACAAAACAAAGACAGTGACCACTACATCTGTAGCTGAGGATGGCTCTAGGTTGAACCCTGAGACCACAGCCTCAATCTACATCAAACAGGCAGTAGCCAACAAAAACTACTCCGTGTACATCAACAACTCGTTGGTCGCAAACTTCCTGACTAGTAACACTAGCGTTGAGGGCACTGACACCATCGCGTCTAACCTAGCTACCACACTGAGTGGCGCTGGTTACACGGCAGTGGCTATCTCCTCTACCGTATCAATCACAGGTCTAGGAACTGGAGATGTTGTCAGGGCTAAAGATGGCTTTGGCGATGCAGGTACCCGCGCCTTCAAGGACACTGTAAGTAAATTCTCTGATCTTCCCCCTTACGACGCTGAGGGACGCCTAGTGCGCGTCCAAGGTGACGTAGAGGAGGTAGGAGACGATTACTACGTAGTGTTTAATGACGGCGTGTGGGTAGAGACGTTCGGCTACGGAGAGAACATTCAACTTACCGACACCACAATGCCCCACATCCTTGTTGATGGTGGAGCAGGAACGTGGACCTTCCAGAAGACCACATGGCCTGGGCGGGTAGCTGGTGACTCTGAAAGCGCCCCTGACCCTACGTTTGTAAACCAAACTCTACAGAGCTTATTCGTCTACAAGAACCGTATGGTTCTCCTGACGGATGAAAACGTAGTGATGTCTAAAGTGGGTGAGTTTGAGACCTTCTACAGGCAGTCCCTAGTTCAGCTGCTGGACAGTGAGCCCATTGATGTCGCCTCGACGAACATCCGGGTTTCCAACATGTACCACGGGGTCCCATTCAACGAGAACCTTCTCTTGTTCTCTGATAAGACCCAATTCAAACTGACAGATTCTGAGATACTATCTCCTCGTGATGTTCAGATGGTCATCGCGTCTCAGTACAAAACCTCAACAGTAGTCGAGCCAAAGCTCGTAGGTTCTAATGTTGTGTTTGTAGATGACGCAGACACATACAACTACGCTTCTGTCAGAGAATACTACATCTCCAACAACGAGGGTGTAGGTGAGGCAGCTAACATCACAGTTCAGGTCCCTAAGTTACTCCCCAGCGGTGTAACTTCGATGACGACCTCAACCAACGAAGAGGCTGTCGCGTTCTTCACCTCGGGTGACCCTAACGGTATCTACATCTACAAATACTATTGGGGCAACGAAGGTAAAGTTCAGAGCGCGTGGACACTCTGGGAGTGGTCGGAGGACACAGAGTTCTTCGGTGGTGAGTTCCAAGATAACGACCTCTATCTTATCGTTAAGAAGACTGAAGGTGTTTACCTTGAGATCATCAACTTCCAAGGGTCTCTTGTAGCTGAGTTTGATAATGTTGGTATTCTCCTTGATAGGAAAACCAATGAAACCGTGTCTACACCTGCACTGGTGGGTTCTGATACGGTAATCACACTGCCTTACGAACTACAAGGCTCTGAGACTGTCCAGTTGGTGACTAGAACTGGAAGTCCTAACTACGATGCTGGCGTCATCATTGAGCCATCATCCACTTCAGGGAACACAGCGACGTTCGTTGGTGTCGATCTCACATCAGAGAACTACTACATAGGTGTACCCTACACGTTTGAATACGAACTAAATCCGATTTACCTCCGTGATGGAGAGCAGACAGTTCAGGATGGGCGTCTACAGATGCGCTACCTGTCGTTCCTCTATCAGAACACTGCGTACTTCAATGTCGAGTTTACGGACACGAACGGCACTACGTACACATCAGAGTTCACAGGTAATGTTTTCGGTTCAAGCAACAACATACTTGGCGATGTCAACACAGAGGACGGTGAGTTCCGTGTGGCTATTCCCGGTGAGAACCTGAGGATCAACGTGAAGGTTACTAACGACAAACCCTTCCCCTCAAACTTCTCTGCTGTGGAATGGGAAGCCATGTACACACCATACACTCGGAGACTCTAAGTATGAACTATCTTCGGCAGGTCTACTCCTCGGATATCCCATACCTTGCTTCAAACTTACGCGACCAAGATGTAAGGGAGGTTGAGGCAGCGGGTAAGACGCCCCTCGAGGCGATAACTACAGGTGCATCTTCCCTGTACGTTAGAACGCTACTCGAGCCTGAGCGCGGTAGACCTGTCGGTATCTTTGGGGCTGACTGGAATGATGCTCCTATAGCTTCCATCTGGATGCTAGGCACCAAAGAGATCGAAAAGTACCCAATGACATTCTTAAGGAACTGTAGGAGTGCCATTGAGGAGGTACATAAAGTGTCTGGAAAGGACGCTTTGTGGAACTACACATTCGCAGACAACGAACTTCACCATAGGTGGCTCCGCTGGTGCGGGGCAATCTTCCTCTCTAAGACACCTCGAGGTGTAAACGGAGAGTATTTCTATGAGTTCATTATTATGAGGAAACACCTAAATGTGTGAACCAGTTACTATCGGTATGACGATCTTAGGCGCAGCTAGTGCGGCCATGTCTCACCAAGCAGCTGTAGCTGAAGCTGATGCCACTAATGACGCAGCCGCAGCTACTCACGATATCGCCCGGCAGACCACTATTAACCAACACACTCAAGAGACCCGCAAGTTCGTAGAGGAGTCTCGAGTAAATGTTGAAGAAGGCTTTGATGCTACCTTAGAAAAACGCGCAGCTATGGCAGCTGCTGAGGTTATCGGTGGCACCTCTGGTGTCGATGGTGCGTCTGTAGACGCTATGATCGCCGCTGAGGCTCAGAAGGGTGCACGTAACGTGTACCGGACTAAAGATGCACAAGAGAATACCCGTCTTGATTTCACAGCTGGTGTAAACGCAGCGACTGATCAGGGTAACGCCCGCATCGCAGCTACACCATTCGTTTCAGGTCCTAGCGCACTCGAGGGTGTCGTAGGGACTGTCATGGGGGCCGCGCAGGGTTACACAGCTGGCGGCGGCGACTTATCATCACTGAAGATTGGCGGCGCTCCAAGTGCAAAAGGCGTGGGTGACGGACTTCGCCTATCTTACCCGAAAGGAATGGGTGGTTAAATGGCTCAACGTAGAATCGCACCTGCTGCGTCTCAGGCACGTACATTTGATACGTTCCAGAGGGTAGCACCTAATTTATCAGGCGCTAAACGCGCAGAGTCCCTAGCTAACTCCCTCGGTGTAGCTTTGAAAACAGCTAAGCCACTGGTGGAGCAGTATAAGAAGGAAGAGATTGAAGCTGGTATCGCAGCGAGAACCACGGGTATCCTTAAAGACGGTACTCGTATCCGCAAAGGTGAAATACCTCCTGATCAGTCTACCTTCTGGATGCAAGGCTTCAGGGTAGGAGAGGGGCGCTCTAAGGCACTCGATATCCAACAAGAGATGACCAAGCGGTATGAGTCCTCTGGTATTCAGAACTCTACGAGACCTGAGGAATACCAAGCGTGGTACAGAGATAACCTCTCTGAAGTAATGCAGGGAATGCAGATTAACGATCAGTACACTCGTGCTGGCTTAATGGAATCACTCCCAGGTCTCCAACAGAACCTAAACTCTATCCATGTGAAGAACATGCGAGGGACTCTCGAGCGCGAGACGCTTGACCTGCTCTCTAAAGAAACGAACAACCTGTTCGAGTCTTACAAAGCGGGTACGGGGGTGTTCAACGGCTCTAAATCTCCTCACGCCACTCTTGTGGAGGAAACATCTAACGTAATTCAAGAGGCAGTGAATGTTAAGGGGATGGACCCTAAGAAAGCCCGAAAGGCTGCGTACGACGCATACCTTCAAGAAGCTGTTCGTTTAGCTAATGAGGGCGGGAAAGGTGATACAGACCCAATTGATCTCCTGAACTCGTTCCCTCGAAACGAACGCAACGCTGAGATCAACGCTCGTCTCGAAAGTGATAAGCAGTCAGTTCTCAGCGCAATCAATTCGCGTCTCACAAGACAACGCAATGAGCGGGTCGAGAACACCTTCCAGACTAACAGGCAGATTCTTCAGGGGACACTTCAGGACCCTAACTTCTTGCGTACACCTGAAGGCGCTCAGTTAGTTAATCAGAGTATTTCTCTAGACCCTGAGGCATTCGAGAAGTTGAAGCCTCTGTTTGAATCTCAAGGTCAGAACGTAATCACTCTGGATAAAACCATTGAGCAAGATCGCCTGACTAAGTTTAAGTCTGAAGTAGCTGACATGGTTGCTATTGGTGATGTGAGCGGAGCGCGAGCTTTGTACAACCAGCATCTTGAGAATGGGTACTTCCAGCGGCCCGGCGTTGCAGCTGAGGCAGGTGACTTCATTGAAGAGACTAACATGAAGCTCCCCTATCTCGATCACGCTATCGTTAAGGACTACGACCTAGAACTTAAAGAGAGCTTTCTTGATCCCAAGGGAACACTCGCCACTACACTAATGAACCTCAATGACCCTTCACTAGAGTCTCGTGAGCGTTCAAAAGCTCTTCGACTGTGGAATCGCAGCAAAGATCGCATCTTAGTGGACCACATCACTAAAGCCCGTGAAAAAGGACAGCCCTTTAACATAAGGGACAAAGAGTTCAGGGCTGAGTTGGAGGGTGCCATCAAGACGATCACGGATGAGTACAACAATAAGATCAACTCTGCCGCGCAGGTTAGCGGCCAGCAACCACAACAACCAGCTTCAGGTGAACCCACAAGCGGCGACGGCGGCGGTAAGTCCGAATTGGACAAGCTAATTGAAGCTAATAAATCAAGGTAAGGCACGTTAATGGAACCTCAAGTTACACCTAAAGAAGAAGACTCAGGCAAGCCTACTTGGGAGCAGCTTGAGGAAATCCGTTCTGACGAGAACCTGCGTACATTAGCCCCAGGGGTACTCTCTAAGTCACTCCAAGGGAGCAACGCAGCGGTACGCGCCCAAGAGATGGTTGATGGCCCCCCTCAGCGCCACATTGATTACCTCCGAGAGAACCCTGACGATGAAAAGTTCAGGCAGATGTTTGACGACACTTACGGTGTCGGTGCTGCTAAAGCTAACAGGGTCACTTGGGGTGACTACGCTGTTGATACAGCCCTAGCTGTACCTAGAGGTCTCGCTGGGTTTCTTGATGAAACCGCACAGAGCCTTGAGGAGGCAGTTGAGGGTGGCCTTGAGTATTTCGATATCAAGCCTGACTTCTTGGACAGTGACTTCTTCAACGCAGGTGACGCAGCGCGAGACCTTACTGGTACCGCTGAGACTGCTCCGGGTAAGTTCGTTGAGGGTGCCTCTCAGTTTTTCGGGGGGTACGCTCTAGCTGCCCCTCTCAAGGCACTCAATGGTGCCTTCAAGGGCTCTAAGTTTGCTGTCGCTATGGCACGAGGTGCCTTCTCAGATGCCTTTGCGTTTGACCCTGATGATCCTCTTGTCGTTGAGGCACTCGAAGAGTTCGGTATTGATACCCAAGGCTTCAAAGAGTGGCTCGTCTCTGAAGATGATGGTGACTGGGAGCGTAGAGCCAAACGTGCACTAGAGGGTGCAGGTATCGGTGTTGTCGCTGACGCAGTGATGGCAGCGTTGAAGTTAGGCAAGAAGGCTTTCCTTGATAAGCCCATCTCTGAGGCTGAGAAGGCTCAGGTTAAGAAGGTAGCTGAACAAGCACTTAAAGAAGCTCAGGTTAAAGTCAAAGAGGCTCAGATTAAGGTTGAGGAAGAGACAACTCTGTCCAAAACCAGAGAAGTCATTGAGGAGACTGTTGAGGAAGTAACCCCAGCAGCTGACCAGCGTCTCGTGGTTACCCCCGAGGAACTCGATGCTACCATTGAGTCAGCCGCAGCTGGCGCTAGAAGCGCTAGTATGGAAGGTGTCCCAGAGTATCTCGTGGATGCACGTACAGCAGCTAATGAAGCAGCAGCTGAGATGTGGGAGTCCAGAGGGACTAACAAAGGGATGAACGACACGTTGTTCATGTCTTCCCTCCGTGAGACTTTTGACTCGTTTGACAATGACGCTACTTATGTGTCCTTTGGTTCAACTCGAGAAGAACTCCTCCCTAAAGCCAGAGAGTTTGCCCAGCAGATCATCGAAAAGATGAACTCTGGTGAGAACGTCCAGAACCTTGTTGATATGATCAACGAGAACGTCCCTGTGAAAGACTTAGGTGCACTTAACTTTGCCTCTAAGATCGCTGTGGATGCTGTTGATCTCCACCGTAAGGCTCTCAAGCAAGCTATGGACAAGGCACTCGCTGAGAAAGACATGGAGGTTGTCCTAGCACTCACTGATGAGTATGACGCCAACCTAGCTAGGTGGCTTGAACTCACTCAGTTTGACGCTGAGCTTGGCTCCCTGTCAGGCTCTATCCTACAGTCTCGCCAAGCTAAACCGTCAAAGTTCTCTGAGAAGCTGGCGGCAAACCTTAACTTAACTGATGCCCCCCTAGAGAAAACCATTGAGAAGAAACGAGCGAAGGTCACAAAGCAGACCTTCATGCTCGACCAGATTACCCGTCTGAGAAAGATGGGTATTAACATCCGTGACGCTGAAGAGATCGTGGATGAGATTCTCAAGGGTTCTGACGGTCAAGAGCTTGCTAAGAGAGCTTACACCAAAGAGAAAGCTGAGGGTATCCGTCAGATATTTGAAGGTATCAACGAATACAGAACGTCAGCTGGTCTCCTCTCAGGCCCTAAGACAATGGAGATCAACCTAGCGACCGCAGGTATTATGACTGCTATTAACCCGCTGATTGAGGGTGCAGGTAAAGCTGTCTCATTTGAGAAGGGCGCTCTATCTCATGTAACCAATCAGTACGCTGGTATGGCTCATAATTTAACTAGAGCTATCCGTGAAGCTGGGATTGCGTTCAAGACAGGTGAAACTCGTGTCACAGGCTCAGGCTCTCGAGCAGAGAACAACGCCACGGACATCATCCCTAATAAGCTTGGTGGCCCGCTATGGCGTGTCTTTGGGCGCATCTTGGTGGCAACTGATACTGCATTCAAAGAGTTAAACTACGGGGCAGCTGTGTCTCTCGAGGCTAACAAAGCGGCAAGCGCTAAGGGTCTTAAGGGTAAGGAGCGTGATGCGTTCCTAAGGCAATATCTCGAGGCATCTTATGATAAAGATGGATGGGGTATTAACCCACAGGCCCGTGAGTTGGCTGAGATTCGCACCTTCACTAAGGACTTTGATGCTAAATCTCAGTATGGAATGGAACGTCTCCTCGCTAGTGGGCAGTCAGTTCTTAACTGGCACCCTTCCATGCGTATCATTATCACGCCGTTCTACAGGACACCTATGCGTCTCCTTGAGCAAGGCATGAGGCTCTCTCCTGGGTTCAACCTGATAGGCTCTAGGTATCGTCATGACCTACTGGGTCACAACGGTGCTATGGCTAAATACCGCGCTCGTGGTGAGATGATGGCTGGAATGGCCTATGTCACAACTGCGTGGACTCTAGCTGAACAAGGGTTAATCACAGGGTCTTATGACCGTGAGGATCGTGAGTTTTACAAAGAGACAAACATCCCGGCTGAATCCATTAAGATTAACGGTGAGTGGTACAACTACTCTCAGTGGGAACCTTTCGCTACACCTCTGCGCATGATCGCTACCGTTGTTGAGCGTAAGAACAAGATGATGGCTAACAGCTATGATCGGTATATCTCTCACCAACAACAAATTGATAACGTCCTATCGTCAGCGTTCATGTCATTCGTTGGGTCCACCACAAGCTCCCCCATGATGGAGGGGTTTGATAAGTGGCTCACGTTTGCTGGTGATGTCTCCTCGGGTGACTCCAAGGTTGGCGAAGAGTTAATCAGAATGTTAGCACGTGAGGCAGGCACCCTTATCCCTAATATCGCTAAGAAGGGGATGATGCTTGATAATGAGTTTGAGCAAGAAAAGACTAGCGCTACAGGCTCAGTGTTCACTGACACGCTCTTTAAGGGTCTCGAGGGTTACCTTGATCTTGTTCCTAATGATACCGTCAGGGATCGCTTAGGGAACCGCATTGAGACTACCCCAGCAGCTGATTGGCTCATCACGGCAGCACGTAATCCTAATGATAACCCAGTGTTGGAGGAAATCTTCACCGCTGAGAAGTTCTCTGGGATGTCCTTCAGTTTCCCCTCTGAGAAAAAAGATGGGATTAACCTAGCGAAGTACACCGCTAAGGCTCCCCGCACAGATAAAGCTGGGAACGTCTTAGAGGGTAACGCAGGGGTTCGCTCGGCGTATGACCGCTGGAAGGAACTCAGTGGTACTGTAGTGTACAACGGCAAGACACTTGAAGAAGCCCTATCCGCTGCCTTTCAGTCTAACGCTTATAAGGACGGTGGTTACGGAGCTAATGGTAAACCTGGGCCTCGCACAGAGATCATGGGTAGTATCATTAATGCTTACCGTGAAGCTGCCTACTACACGCTAATTCAGGAAAACCCTGAACTTCAGTATGTACTCCCAGCTGAAGTTATCGCTAAGGCTAGAGCCTTCAAACTCAGTCCCAACCTTGTGGACGAAAAACTACTCCCAGAATTTCTAAGGAATTAACATGGCTTTTGCTTCCGTCTCCTATCCGGGTCAGACGGGGTCAGTCACGGACTACGCGATATCCTTCGGGTATCTAGATTCAAGTGATCTCTCGGCGACTGTGGACGGGGTAAGCACCTCGTTCACACTCCCGTCACCGTCAGTTGTCCGTATCTCCCCAGCGCCCACGGGTGATGTTATCATCACTCGGAACACTCCGATTACCTCTAAAACTACGACTTTCGTTGATGGTTCTGTCCAGACGGCGGCTCTGCACAACGACCAGAATGATCAGCTGTTGTACGCTGTGCAAGAAGCAGCTGATGATGCAACATACTCCTTGAGAACTGACGGGATCAAGTATGACGCTACGTCTCAGCAGATTGAAAACGTAGCGGACCCCACTTCTGCTCAGGATGCTGCCACTAAGAACTACGTGGACACTAGAGATTCAGCGACGTTGGCGTCTGCTGTTGCTCTTAACGCATCAAATGCAGCGTCAGCCTCTGCTAGTGCATCCTCAGCGTCAAACTCAGCGGCAGAAGCGTATAACTCTGAGTTAGCAGCAGCGGCATCAGCAGCAGCGGCAGCTGTCAGTGAAACCAACGCTGGAACCTCAGAGACTAACGCAGCGGCAAGCGAAGCGGCAGCAGCGGCAGCGGCGCAGGGGTGGGCTGACGTTGTTTCCATCACGTCCGGCACGACGGACATCGAAACCACGGATGCTCGTAAGTATTACATTCTCGACGCTAGTGGCGGGTCGATCACAATCAACCTCCCTGCTGTCGGAACAACGGACGGGCTGACGCTTGGCTTTGAAGTTCTTGACGCATCCAACAGCATCACGATTGCGCGGGACGGCACTGACACGATCAACGGTGCAGCAGCAGACTACACCGGGCTTACGGCTGTCGGTGATGTTGTCCACTTCATCAGCATTGATGGAACCCCAGATGATTGGTCGGCTCGTCTGATCTCTCGTTTTGTCGTTGATGGCACCACGATCACGCAGTCTGGTCGCACGATCAGCGTGGGCACAGGTGGTGTTGATACGACGCAACTCGCGGATGACGCTGTTGATCCCACCAAGGCAATCGCTGGGCGTAACGCTCAGACAGGCACCACGTACACACTGGCACTGACGGATAACCTCAAGACTGTCTCGCTAAGTAACGCAAGTGCCGTAGCCGTCACAATCCCAACGAACGCTTCGGTTGCCTTCACGGCGGATGAAACCCGTATTGATGTTGTCAACATTGGCGCAGGTGAGGTTACCGTTTCTGGTGATACCGGCGTTACGATCAATGGGGTCTCTGCTGGCAGCTTCACCCTGGCGCAGTACGCTGGGGCGTCTCTCTTGAAGATCGCCACGAATACGTGGTTGGCTCCTAACTCAACGGTGGCATAATGCTAAACCTTCCTCCTCTTAAAATCCTTATGCCGGGTGCTGGCGGGTATGTCATCGAGGGCAGCGCGAACTTCGCTGACGCTGGGGCAAATCATCACAATTGGACCCCGGCAGGAACCGGCGATAGCCGCACGGTGATGACGGTTGAAGCGGTGTTCAAGCTGTTTTCGCTTGCCACCGATCAACATATCTTCACGGCCAGCGACGGCGCAGGCAACAACGTCGAGCGGCTCTACATCGACGCCACCGGCAACCTCCACTACGAGATTATCGTTGGCGGCTCAACAGTCGTGCACTACGAAACGACCGCACTGTTCCGCGACTACAGCGCTTGGTATCAAGTCGTCGTCATTCGCAACGGCAACACGGTCACGCTCTATGTGAACGGCACGGCTGTTGCAGCATTCGACACCAGTGATGCGCCGACCGGCGACAACGGTATGTTCGGCCACACCGAAGCCCATTACATCGGTCGCAAGCCGTGGACGACTTCTGGCTATCTCGACTTGGCGATTGCCCGACTGACCTATCAAGACGGTGTTGCGGCTTCGATCAGCGACTACGGCGAAGCGGTCGGGAATGGTTGGAGCATTGCAGACGCCTCTAGCCTGTCACTCGGAACCAACGGTGTGCAAATTACTGGCGGCACCGACATGGCGGCGGGGACGCTGACCCGTTCCGGTACGGCACATAGTGTCACCAAGACCGGCACCATCACCGCCACCAACGACAGCCCGACCAATGATGCGACGAATGGGTATGGGAACCGAGCCGTCGTAAACCCGCTTTACTATCAACCGACAGCGGGGCGACTTACACTGTCAAACGGCAACCGCTCATGGGCGGCGAACGATGCAAGTTATTGGCAGAATGCCGCACTGACTATCGCAGTATCTAGCGGTAAATACATCATCGCTTGCGATATGCCGGACCTTGGGGCTGGGTCGATGGCGCATGGGATCGGTATCTCAACCGTTGCCTCATTCACACCCAGCACAGCTGGCAATGCGTTCCCCGGTGGCGCAGACTTCGGGTCTGACTCTTGCAGCATCTATGATCGTTCGGGCGTTGACCCGACCGAAGTCGTGGTTGCAAGCGGCGGAACGGTAACCGCAACCGGATACAACTTCGCCTCTGGCGACCAAATGATTGTGGCCCTGGACGCCGACGACGGAAAGGCTTGGGTCGGCTGGTGGGATGACAGTGCCTCAACGCTCTATTGGTTCGACAGTTCCGGCACACGCCGATCATCAGATGAACCGGGCAGCGGCACCAACGCAACAATGACCTATACGGCTGGAACGCAAATGCTGTTTTGCGCCTTCGGTATTGTCACTCCGTCGTCGGCCTCGACATTGCTTGAAGAAGCGGATTGGAGTTTTACGAAGCCGACCGGGTTTCTTGAGCTTTCGACCGAAAACCTCCCCGCCCCCGCCATCACCGATCCGTCAGCTTACTTCAAGGCAGTCACCTACACGACAACGGGTTCGGATGGACTTCAGGTCACTGGCTTTACAGATGCGGGGGGTAATGATGTAACTCCCGACTTCGTATGGCAGAAGAACCGTGACCAAACCGATAGGCATCTCATTTATGATGTTCTACGCGGTGCTGGGAACCGGCTGAGTTCCAACCTTACCCAAGCAGAAGCAAGCGAATCTGACACGTTAAAGACATTCGACGCCGGTGGCGTGACGTTAGGTAACGATGCAACAAATGCTCTCGGTATTAACCATACCGCCTCAGAGAGTTGCATCATGTGGATGCTTAAAGCCGGTGGCGCTGGTTCTGCTAACACTGACGGCTCGATTTCTTCGACGGTATCCGTAGCCGACCATAACGGCTTTGCCATCATCAATTCAAATGTTGGGGCGACCAGTAGTGGAACTATTGGCCACGGTATGGGTCAAGCACCAGAGATGATTATCGGAAAGCCGCGTGATAATACGTATTCTTGGGGTGTCTACCATAAGGATATAGGTGAAACCAAAGCACTGTTCTTGGAAAGCACTAGTGCCGCAATACCTCGTGCCATGTGGAACAACACGGCACCTACGAGTTCCGTATTTTCATTCGGCAATAGCGATTGGATCAATAACTGTATCTTCTACGCCTTCGCCCGCACCTCCGGCCTAATCGGCATCGGTAGTTACACCGGCAACGGCGATGCAGATGGGCCGTATGTTGTCGTGGATGATGGTGCAAGCGGGTTTAAACCAGCGTTCGTTTTAATCAAGAATATAGACGATAGCCAAGATTGGGTGATGTTTGATAATGCCCGTGACCCTTACAACGTTGTCGACGCCAACCTATCGCCTAACCTTCCAAATGAGGAAGATGCCGGAACGTCATTAGACTTCACAGCAAACGGCTTCAAACCTCGTGCTGTAAGTGATATTAACAACAGTAGCAAAACATATATTTACCTAGCCTTAGCTGAGTACCCGTTTGGCGGCGACGGTGTTGAGCAGGCGAGGGCAAGGTGATGCCCGCACACCGTCTAAAAACTGATGACACATTGATGGAAGACAGACGAGAAAGTGCCGTTACAATCTGGGCAGCTATCGAAGAACTCCGTCGCGGTCAGGCTTTACGCGGACAGAAGCTGGAAGCATTTGAGCAGTACCAACGAGAACGTAACCATGAAATCATCAATGAAGTAGGTAAGGTAGATTCCAAAGTCGACCTCCTACGGCTTGATGTACAGAAATACGTAATGAAAGAGGAAAGGCTCAACAAGTCGTTCCTAATGAAAGGCGTATGGCTTCTTGGTGCAACCGTTACGTCACTCATTGCGTATATCTGGCATACAACAGTCGGTCACAAATAAGCGATAAACTAGTGGCCCTCCTTGTGTAAAACAGGGAGGGCCTCTTTCGGAGCAAAACATGAAAACGATTCTAGCCACCCTTGCGGTGGCTTTATTTTTGTCTGCATGTCAGACCACTCAGGTAGCCTCTAAGCCACCTGCACCACTACCCAATGTTGACCTAGAGTACACCCAACTCCCCCCTTCGTATTCCGCAGAGGAAGCCGTGGGTGTCGTGTGGGTCTGCTTAGACCCAAAGGCTATCCTGTTGGTTGCTAGTGCGCCCTCTGAGGATGCTTACTTGGAGGCAATCAGCCTGTTTTATCAGCATGGTCTATGTGTGGTCTTTAAGCACCCAGTCTCTGTAACCCTTAAGAAGCACCAACTGAACTTTAAGGGTGCACTGGGTCACGGCGAGGTTTGGACAGTCGAAACAAAAGATAACTCTAATGTGTTTGTCCTGCTGGGGCGCAAAACCGGACAAAAGGTGTAACTGATATGCTCCTATCACTCATTACAGCAGTGGGTTCTATCCTTGGGAACGGTAAGGTTCTCGAGAAGGGGATGGAACTCATTGATGACGCGTATACCTCTGAAGAGGAGGACAGGGAATCAAGGACCAAGGCCAAGATAGACCTAATGAAAGCCTATGCGCCCTTTAAGGTTGCCCAGAGGTACCTAGCTCTCATGTTCTCCTTCACGTTTCTCTTCACGTTCTTCCTGACACTTGGGTTGGTCCTCACGGGACACGCTCAGAACATTGAGGAAGTGAAGTCGCTTCTCTCTGAGTTCTACATCGGGGAGATCATGCTCTCTATCGTCATCTTCTACTTTGGTGGTGGACTCACAGAGAGCGTAGGCAGAAGCTTTAAGAAGAGTAACACTCCATAATGACATACCTCCTACCAATCATCTTCTCCATCGCTGGTGCATTCACGTACCGCTGGAGGGGAATGAGCCAAGAAAGCTTTGGCTGGCTACTAGGCCCTAGAGTTGTACGTAGGGGTCTCTTCGCGACAACCTTAGGTCTCGCTACGGCCCCTCTTTTAGAACTCTGGGCTGCATTTGTCCCTGCCTTGGCTTGGTACGGGATTATTGTTGGTCATGGTTCTTACTTCCCCAGACACGATGGTTCCCTCAACGAAGACAACGAGGCATTTAAGTGGATCACCAAGCTAATCAGCAACCCTCTCGATCAGAAAGCAAGAGTAATCGGAATGGCCCTCACAGGGGTTTCTATGACTGCCCCTATTGGTCTCCTGATTATGGGTGTCGAGTCAGTGCTTCTAGGTACGTTGATCCTGATGGTCGGTTTCCTCAAGGCTGCTGTCTACTTCGTCCCTTTGACGGGATGGGACACAGAGAAAGCTGAGTGGGCTTGGGGTGCAGTTAGTGTGGGAGCGATAGCATGTCTAACGATAACATCCTAGAGGCACTCTTTGAGGACCTCCACATCGAGGTCGCTAAGGACCTCCTGAAGCGTGTACGCGCAGGTGAAGCTACGGCAGCTGAGTTAAGTGTCGCAGTGAAGTTCCTAAAGGATAACCAAATAGAAGGCATAAGAAAACCGGGGTCACCACTAGATCAACTAGCGGATACTCTCCCTGTGTTTACTAATGATGAAATAGATTGAGTATGAAGTATTTTAATAACTCTGAGTTTGACTGTAAGTATACTGGGAAGAACGCCATGAACCCTGATTTCCTCCAGTATATGGATGAACTCAGGGAACGCTGTGGGTTCCCTTTAGTGATCACATCAGGCTACCGGGATGTTACACACCCAGTTGAAGCCAAAAAGGATAAACCTGGGTTTCACTCTAAGGGTGTCGCAGCGGATGTCTCTGCTGCCACAGGTGACCTTAAGTACACTATCGTGAACCAAGCGATGCAGATGGGGTTCTACGGTATCGGAGTGCACAGAGCATTCATCCATCTTGACTGTAGGCAGCTGATATACCCTGAGATGCCTAAGGTAGTCTTTGCGTACTAAAAGTGGCGTCCATTTTAAGCGCCTCTGAGTAGCCTACTTTTTCTTCCCCTTCAAATTGCTCGGATTAAACCGAGATGGCCCCTCAGAGGGCCTTAAAATCGATTCTAGGGGCTATTTAGAGGATATAAATACCTACAGTTCAGGAGCAGTTACAAATATGGAGCAAAAAGACCCACTAAAGGAGGACTTCAGGAAGTTCCTCTGGCTAGTCTGGAAGCACATCGAGTTACCCGACCCTACACCTCTCCAGTACGACATGGCTAATTACCTTCAGAACGGACCCAACAAAGTCTGTATTGAGGCGTTTCGAGGGTGTGGTAAGTCCTTTGTGACGAGTGCGTATGTCCTCTGGGAACTCTATAAGGACCCCCAGAAGAAGATCATGGTTGTCTCAGCCTCTAAGAACAGGGCTGATAACTTCACTACGTTCACCATGAGGTTACTCTTAGAGATGCCTGTGTTGGCCCACCTGAAGCCTAGAGCAGAGCAGCGGCAGTCTAAGATTGAATTTGATGTTGGGCCTGCTGTGCCCGATCAGAGCCCATCAGTGAGATCGCTGGGGATTACCTCGCAGTTAACTGGGAGCCGTGCAGACATCATCGTCTCTGATGACGTTGAGGTCGTCAACAACTCGATGACCTCGGATATGCGCGAGAAGCTCCTTGAGAGAACCAAAGAATACTCAGCTATCTTGAAGCCGCTCCCCAGCGCTAAGATTATCTATCTGGGGACACCTCAAACTCAGGATAGCATCTACAACAAACTCCCCAGCACCTTTGCGAAGCGCATCTGGCCAGCCCTAGTGCCCACGAAATCTCAGATGGCTGTGTACTCTAATGACCTCGCCCCGTTTATCAGGAAGATGTATGAGAGGGGGCAGTCAGGGGAACCCTCTGATCCTGAGCGGTTTGATAAGGCAGACCTGATTGACCGTGAGGCTGAATACGGGAAGGCTGGCTTCCAGCTGCAATTCATGTTGAACACTCAGTTGAGTGACATGGAGAAGTTCCCTCTGAAGGTTAAAGACCTGTTGATCATGCCCACAGAGGTCTCTAAGGCCCCCATGGAGATCAACTGGCTCCCACACCCTGATAGGATGATCAAGGATATCCCTAACCTAGCTATGGCTGGGGACTACATGTACGCAGTCGCTGGGCACTCAAACATGTTCTCTGAGTACACAGGGAGTGTTCTCAGTGTTGACCCTAGTGGTCGAGGGAGAGACGAGACTGGGTATGCTGTAGTCAAATACATCAATGGGTATCTAGTGGTCCGTAGGTGCGGTGGTCTACCCGGAGGGTATGACGATCAGACACTAGAGGAACTCGCTAAGATCGCTAGGGATGAAGAGGTGAACTACGTGATCACTGAGAGCAACTTCGGTGACGGTATGTTCAACAAGCTGTTCCAGCCAGTGTTACTCAAGTACCACAAGTGTGCACTAGAGGAAGTACGACACTCAAAACAGAAAGAAGTCAGGATGATCGACACCTTGGAGCCTGTCATGATGCGGCACAAGCTGGTCATAGACCCTGAGGTTCTCAAGGAGGACTTTGAGAGTGTCCAGAAGTATGAATCCTCTGTGAAGGTTGAG